ATACCTAAAACTACTTTATGTATAAAGAATTTACTTGCTGTTACTAAAGCATCTGGATGATCTGTATTTAATTCACCAAGTTCTACAAGAACGTCATTATCTGTATAAGTGACAGAATCAGCATTAGTTCCTGCTAGAGTTATAGCAAAAGTTTGTATTTTTCTATTACCTAATGATATTAGTTGTCCAGTTGAATTTACTGAAAAACCAGTTTGAGTTATAGCACCTGTAGTGCTATTTTCGTTTATTGTTTGAAATCCACCCTTTGAACGGACTGGACCTGAAAAAGTTGTGTTTGCCATTTTAGCTCCTAGTTTAAAGATATAGTCCTCTAGGGATGTCAGCCAAGCCTGTCTATATCAGTTATGAAATTCTTGGTACTAATAGTATACAAAAAAAAAGAGGACTATGTAAGTCCTCTTTTGATTTAGTTATTTATTATATTATTTATGCGATTTCTCTAACATTTACTGGAGTAAAACCAAATCTTGCAACAATATTTGTTTCAAGAGTTTCAGTATCTAAAATTAAATCGCCAACACTTACACTTACAAAAGGTATATCAGTAGTTTCTACTTTACTTCTGTCAGTATTACCAATGTGAAAAACTTCATCTAAATTATTAGCATCAATACTACCTGTGTGCTTATAAACATTTTCAGATAGTTTATTTACATTAAGTTCTAATTCCTCATTACTTATATTATGTTGAAAAATTACTTCTTGCCATGCTTTATCAATCTCTGATGAAACATTGTTTCTGTCTATTTGTGGTTGGTATATTTTATATTTTGTCATTTGTTTATCCTTTGTTGTTGTTAATAATATAAATATATCTTAAAAAGATGTGATATGCAAATAAACCTCTGAAAGGTGCAGAAAACCTGTCTTTTTAAAAAAATAATAAATTAAAAAAAAACCGAATCGATTCGTTTTTAACTTATTAAATCGCATTATTTTAAAAAATTACTTATTCTAAAATACTAGAAAACTAGGCATTTTGACTTTTATGGTCAGTATGCTATAATAGTATATATAGACAAAGGATAAAATATGTTAAAAAAAATGTTAAAAGACGCAATGAAAGTAGATGAGTTAGTAAATCAACTACAAGAAGTGGATCATGAATGTGGATTTCATGATGGTTCATTCAAAGGTATGTTAGGTTACTACACTAAAGATATTATCATAGCTGAAGCCAAGAACAGATTGGATATGGCTAATGAAAATTTAGAAGATACCTTTGGTTATGAAGAAGGGGATGTAGAATACAAAACCATTAAAAGAGAAAAAAGGCAGTTAGAAAGATTTTTAAATAAATGGAACTAATAAAAAAGGGAGCTACTAAGCTCCCTTTTTAATCGTTTATTCAAAGAGATAATTAAGCTGCACCTGGTGAGCCGAATATACCTCTAGGATCGGAGAATCCAAATGAATATCTTTCTCTTGCTTTGAACCTTACATTACCAGTATCAAAGTCACCTTCGATAGCTGTCTTGATTGGACTTCTAACAAATTGTTTTAATCCGTTAGGAGCATCAGTCATAATGAAGAAAGCGTCAGTATCAGTTAAATAATGATTAACTCTATAACCTTGTGGGATCATTCCCATATTAGCCATAGCATTAATATCATTATCTGCTGTTCCGACTCTTTGTGGAGATTTCATAATTCTCTCAGCAGTAAATTGTAATTCTTTTGGAATTATCAACTTAACACCTTGTAAAGCAATCTTTAAACCTCTTTCATCAACAAAAGCAGCAATGTCTATTAAAGACTGTTCAATAGATGTTTCACTAAGGTCAGCAGCAGTGTTTAAAGTATTTTCTAATACACCACCACTAGCTAATGGATGTAGTAAAGAACATAATTCTTTACCATCACCACCAGTGAAATTACTATCAAAAGCATTGTTTAATACATTTGCAGCTTTAACTTGTTTTGTGTTAGCCATACTTCTAGCTAAAGCTCTTGTGTATCTTGCTGCTAATCTGTCGTAAAGATTATCTTCGATAGCTTCTTCAGTAATAGCAAATGCCATCGCTATAGTTTCGTGTGTATATCTTGCAGTAAAACTTTCAGTTGCTTGATCAAAAGTAACATTTGAACCTTCTGTTTTTACTGGAGCACTACCGAAACCTGATAACATTACTTCTTCTTCAAAAGCTCTGTCAGATGCTTCAGATGTAAATATTTCTGCGTGTTCATTTTCATACCTGTTATATTCCAGACCGAATAATGCGTTCAAGCCTGGTTCTAACTCTTTCACTAATTGTGATCTAGATATCGCCATATTCTATTCCCCTTATGCTAAGCCAGTATCGGCTGTTGAGTTATGTAAAAAGAAATGATTCTGAATTTTGACGATTACATTTGCATTAGCGTTACTAGTGTCTTCATTGTTAACATCTTTACAAATGTCTACTGCCATAATCGGAAAATTGTTAGCTGTATCTGTTTCACTTACATCTAACTGTACTTTCGATATACCAGTGTCTGTATTACCAGTCACATTAGTTGTTTTATAACCTTTAAACAGACCAGCTCTTGTAAAAGCAGCATCTGCATCAATTAAAAACAAAGTATTAGGATCGTCAATTACATTAGCAACAATATCAGAAGCAGTAATGCTACCAGGATAATGATTACTAAATGTAGGTTTCTTGGTTGTTGGATCAGTATAAAATACCCCATTGAATACACCAATTGGCTTCACAGTGGCACCACCAGAAACATCATATCTTTCAATGTTTCCTGCACCAGTAGGCACAACTAAATCACCTTGAAATATAGCTGTACTTTCACCTGAAGCAATAGGATATTCATTTTGTTGGTTATTCCATGCGTGTCCACCAAGTGTTTTATATGGTCTAAGACCAAATTTTTCACTTACGTTTGCCATGTTTTACCTCCTTGTAAATATAGGCTATTGTTCAAAATACAGCAGTCGTCTTGTCTAAGACTTACGACCACCACCAAAAGTTACACGAGATTGTCTATCAATATTTATAGGCATCTCTGGTCGTTGTTCCCTTAGAATGTCGTTGTCAACGGCTTCTTGTTGAGTTTTTGTCTTACCTTGATAATATTTACTGCGTTGCTCGACTATTTCTTCAGGTATCCTCGCCAACACGAGTCCACCAACTCCTATCAACCCCTGATATTTACCATCGCTAATTACTGGATAATCGTGTTGTCCGATTTGACTTTTGATCTCTTCAGCTCTAACAAATTCCCAACCTTCTCTAAGTTTCTTAGATACATTACCTGTATCTTCTTGACCCATAGTTTCAGTTCTAATCCAACGATGTTTAAACCCTTTTGGTGCAGGGGGTGCATCTAGACTTGATGGTGGCATCCACTGTTTTTTTCTGGTCTCTCTCACTGTGGAGGTTCGTGAGTTTCTATTTAGTTTGTCCATAATGACTCCTATTTAACAAATTTGGCATATTCTTCCAAAGGCACTCCCAACTTTTTAGCTATTGCTACCTGTGACCGAGTGAGTTTCACAGTTCTGCGACCTTCTTGTTTTCTACCAGCCGATGCGACTGTTTGCGTAGGTCGTTTTTCTTGTTCAAATTTATTGGGAAAATATTCCCTCATTTTGTAATCTATTTCATTATAGTAGTCATCACTCTCTGGGTCAAACCCCTGTGCGACTAAATCTTCGTGAATTCCATAAGCTGCATTTGTAAGAACTTTATCTTTTCCAAACCAAGTATTTTTATCTGCCCAACTAGTAGCCTTTGATGAAGGCTCTTTTCTTTGTGGTTGTGGTTGTGGTTGTGGTTGTTCTGTTGTTTCAGGTTGAGTTTTTTTTGTTTCTTGCTCTTCTTTCTTTTTATCCTGTAATATACGAGCTTTTTCTTTTTCTACAGATAACCTTGCTAATAAATCATTTGCTTCCATTATTTTATCTGCATCATTATTTTGTATTGCGTTTTTTAAATTACTTTTTACTTGTTCTCTTTGAGCATCTATTCTTGCATCAAACTCTTTTAAATAATTATCATCAATTGTATTTAAAGTTGTTTCAGCTTTTTTATATTTATCTTGTATACCTTTAGCATAATCAAGAGCAGCTTTTTCTCTCCTCTCTGCCTCTCTATATCTTTTTGTAAGTTGGTCTATCCTTCGTTGCACACTAGAGGATATTTCATTTAAATTAGAAGGTTTCTCTTCAGTCTTTTTTTCATCTACAACTTTTGCTTCTGTATTTTTTTTATTAGGATCAGTATAACCTAAATCCACTTCTTCAAGTTGTGGTTTTTCCTCCTCTGTTTTTTGTTCTACTTTTAATTCTTTTTCTTCGTGAGCATCTTCACCAACAGAAATTGGTGTGTCTTCTCTATTAAGTTTTAATTGTTCTTGCATACTATCTCCTTAAAATAGTGCGAGGATGTCCTCTGGTTTTTTAATAGTTCCAATAATTTCATCATCGTTTAATATTCTGTGTTCGCCATATTTAGTTTTAAATCTTGCACCAGCATATCGACCATAAATTACAAACTGACCTTCTTTACACCAAGGTCCGTTTGGAAATCTATCTTTATCCTTATAACATAAGTCTCCCATTTTAATAACTAAACCAACAACAGTTGTCATCTCAATAGTTTCTTTTGTTTGATCAGATAGAATAATTCCTCCGTCAGTTTTTTTCTGTCCTGACCAAGGTCTTACTAATAATCTATATCCTACTGGGTTTGGTATTAATTCTAAATATTCTTCTGTTTGTTCCTTGCCTTTCGGAACAGCATCTTTTTCAGATGTTTTGTACTTTCTAGGCGTGATTAGTTTCATAGTTCCTCTCTATTCTGCAGGTTTTTTAATTCCTGTAGCAATGCTTCTAAAGCATTGAGTCTGCCTCTAGCATAGTGTAAAGTTTCTTGTGTGTCTACACCATATACGATATTATCTTTAGCGATTTCTATTTCTTTCTTTATAATATCTCTTATTGCTACTACCGTATCTATGTCATACATACTTCATTACCCCATACATCCCAACCTTTAGTTTCTCTTCTAGCGAATAATTCTATTCTGGGTAAGTCTCCACATAGTTGTATTATTTTATCTTTTACACAATCTGGTTTTCTACTATGTTCTTGTATTGGTTCATATACTATTTGATGTACTCCTCTTGATTGTCTCTCTATTGAACCTTTTTTTGCAATTAAACATAATTCTGCATTTGATCTTGTCCAGTAGCCTAATCCCCAAAAGGCATCAAACTTTTCTTCTTCAACAAAACTTAATTGATTTTTATTGTATTTTTTATTTGATTTAATCCAAACAAAACCACAAGTTGAATATTTAAAACCCCATTTTTTTATTACCTCAAAGCTATGATGTAGAGTAGGAAAAGTAACCCACATAAATAAAATACAATTATCATTACTTATTTGTTGCACTGGTAAATTACTAATCCAATTTATATCCTGACACTCATAATGATTGTCTGCACTTTTTTCTTTGCCTTTATCTGAGTAAGTTTCAAAAGACCAAGGTGGATCAGCGTATATAATATTGTATTTCTTATCTGGAAAAGATATCATAAAACCTTAGTTAAAAAATCATCGCTTTTCATAATGACTTCATCTGTAGTTTCAATCCAAACTTTAGCTCCACAGGACAATGGTTTATCTGGTTTATACATAACTTTACAAGAACCTTTTACCTCTACTTCATCAACGTAATAATTATTTTTAGAAGTTTTAACAGTAATAACTGGTTCATTAACTTTATTTTTTTTATTACTTCTAATTTTATGTTGATTAATATGTATACGCTTGATCATTTTTTTGTATCTGTTTTTTTGTACTTGTCAAAACTGCGTAATCCTGAAATTCCTAACATTCCAAAAAGCAAAGGCATCATGACCGTCATGTCAGCTTGTGGTATATCTACACCAAAACCTGCCATAATCGGTGAGACCATATAGTTAATAGCTAGAGATAGTCCACAAATCCAGCCGATGAGGGGTCTCCACGATGATTGAAACCAGTTGCCTTTCGCTTCTGCTTTATTAACTTCTATTTGTTGAAGTGCCAACTGTTGTGCGTGTTTTTCTGCCATAGTGGCTATATCGTGGCTCAACTTTTGTTGTAAGTCTTTATCTTTAACAAACTTTCCTATCAACTTTGTTGCAGGTCCTATTAAACTAAGTAATGCCATTATGTACTCCTTTTAAATATTAACTTTCTTTCGCCTTCTTTTACTCTCTCAAATCCTAATTTTTTTAAAGACCAATCTATAGTTTTTGTATTATAGGTTTTATGGTCATCTAAAATAATTAAACTTTCATTTTCCATATATCTCATAAAAAAATTTATCTCGTGATTAACTGCATTGGTAGTATGAGGTCCGTCTAAGTGTACGACTGAATAGGTATCTTTCATATACACTTGTCCATCAATACTTATGGGATAACCATTTTTCATCGTTTCAAAAAAATAAGTATCTGGAAATTCAAAGAAAGCAAACTCTTTATACTTTACTAAATCATACAGTGTTTCCACTTTCATATTATCTGTATAATCTGCTGTGTATGGAGGTCTATCATCGTAGTGTTGATAATTTAAATTGCCATAAGGATCAACAGCTATGTGCCTATAATATTCTGAACCTTTGTTGATAATAGCATCCATAATAGTTTTTGAACCTAGTCCTCTACGCAAACCTATTTCACAGGTTAATACTACAGGAGGTAGATTTAACTTTGCTATTTCTTCTGTTATAAATTCGTATTCTGTTGAATCACCAGCTATCACTTAACACCA